TCCGCACTGAGTCGGATTGACCATTAAAAATCAAATCCTCCAAATGAGTGATGTGATTGTTTGTCATAATTTTCTGATTTTATTGGATGAATTATTATAATACTATATAAAATGTATTATGTCAAATGTTATTTTATTTCTTCAAGTTTATCAAGCCTTTTCAATACTCTATCTTCAAAACGTCTACTATAAGTTTCAAGAGTCTCTAATCTGATACGAAACGGTTGGATATTAGTCTGAAAGTCTGTAGTATCAAATCTTTCGGTTTTTGAAAAGAGTTTAAACTCTGTAATCAATAATGAAACGTCTTCTGCCAGTCTATCGAGTTTTACGACATTATTTTCAATGGTCGTGATTCTTGATTCATACTGATCGTATCTGTCAAGCCTGTCTTGCATTGACCAGACTGCAAGACCAACCATAAACTGAATAAGCACTACAAGTGCGCCACTCATACCTATTACCGCTGTCATAGGAGATATTGATATACCATCCCCAGATTTATTCTGGTTTCTGATAATCATCTGTATCAGTTCTTCCTGCGAAACGTTATCTGATAACGATTTAGACTCTTTCTCATTCATACTATTATTTATTAAAAATAACATTTGACATGCTGGTCCAAGGTGCTATTATAGTCTTGTAAGAAAGATTTAACACAAAAAGAAAGAGACTATATTATGACTGATACATATAAATGGAAGACCATTAAACAGAATAAAACAAAGATCAAATATGCCACATTTATCAATGCGCTGATTAATACCTTCGGTGAGGGCGCAATTGTTACACGCACACAAATCTGTGAAGTGTTCGATGCCAACTCTGATAAATATGCCAACTTTCAATATTTCACAAAGAATCATGAATACAAAGTCGGGCGTAATAAGTGGATTATTGCCACTCGTAAAAATCTTGAAAAGCTGAAAAAAGCATACCACGATACAGAGAACGCCAAGCTTCCCGCAAAAGTTAAAGCAAATCCTTTAAAACTGTTTGCCGCGCTTGAAGCCTTCGAAGACACTTATAGCGGTGTTGATGCTGATTTTGATAATAATGATATTAAAGACATTATGAAGATGCTTTAACGCTTGACAGACTGTGTAATGTTTGATAGAGTCTTAATAGAAAGAGAGATTATATTATGAACGATAAGATAAACATCAATGCCAAGAATGTGTTAGCCAGACTACTTGCGTCTGAGAACCTTTCTGTTATTCATTCGCCAAACGCGCAAACCGCATCATTCAATCTTTTGACTCGTGTTGTAGAATTGCCAATGCTTAAAGATATGAATAGTCAAGCATACACAGCCTTCATCGCGCATGAGATTTCGCACGCTTTATGGACTCCAGCGCAAGCCTATATGGATGCTGGTAAAAATGACGTACCACCCTCATATATTAACATCACCGAAGATGCCAGAATTGAAAAACTCCTGAAACGCAAATTTCCGGGCACGAAGGCTCTTATGTTTCATTTCTATAAAGACCTTGCAGACAAAGACTTTTTCGGACTAAGTGCGAAGCCTGATCTCAGTGTACTTCCACTTATCGACAAAATTAACCTACACTTCAAAATCGGACATGCCATTCAAATCCCTTTCACAAGTGAAGAACAGCTTCTAGTCACTATGGTAGACAATGAAGAGTCTTTTGAAGATGCCCGCAAAGCGGCAATTGCCATATACGAGCATGATAAGAATAATGACAATACACCAGAAGACAAGGAAGCTGGCGAGGGAGACTCTTCAGGCGGTGGAGAGTGTGGAGGCTTTACACAGGAAGCCTTTGATAAAGCCTTTTCAGAGAAACAAGTGTCTGAGACTGGTGAAGGCGAAGTTGTAGACTTATCTGAAGAGTGTGAAGACTATAATGAGAGTGTTGATGATATTGATGACGCGATACAGAAAATATATAGTATTAATCAGCGCGGCGCCCGATCTACACACTTGACTAATTTTTTATCAGAATTAAGACCCACCATTGCTACGATGGTCAATAGATTTAATATGAGAAAATCTGCTTCAGACTATCAGAAGATTAAAGTCTCTAATAGTGGTCAAATTGACAGTAAAAAGCTGGCGCGGTATCGCACACATGATAACATTTTTCTAAAAAACGAGTCTGTGCCAGAAGGTAAAAATCATGGCTTGGTTATTATGGTAGACTGGTCTTCAAGTATGGCAAGCCAACTAGACTCTACAATCAAACAGGCTGTAGCTCTTATTGAATTTTGTCGTAAAATACAAATACCGTATGTTGTTTATGGTTTTACATCCAAAGCCTACAATCTACATAAAGTCATACCTGAAAAAACCCCGCGTATTAAAAACGAGGGTATGATTTTTGAGATTTTCAACTCCAGTATGAAAAACAAAGATTACACAGACTATTTACACGGTTTTTATATGTCGATGAAGGCTCATAAACGAGTTTTCTCTATGGGAATGACTCCTACTTGTCATTGTTCGTTACTCATTAACAAAAAAATTCAGTCTTTTAAATCTGCACACCAGATAGAAAAACTATCTATGATTGTTATTACAGATGGCGGCGCGACTGATAATATAAATGTGGGCAAAGGCTCTTTTCTTATCAGTAAGAAAAGACTAATGAATTATAAATTAGATACTAGTAATAATAACTGGACTTCACATACAATCTTTAAGTATATTAAAGATGTAAACAATCTACACAGCCTGACAGGAATTTTTGTAACAGAAGGTTACTATAAAAGTTTCGAACGAACTCTAGGCTGGCTTGGACCAGATACAACTTCAGAAGAGCATTACACAAAATACACAGACTGTGAATTAGCCTTTAAGAAACATAATTTTACAGCCTACACAGACACTTACGCATTTGATAAGTATTTTGTAGTGGATGTAAACTCCTTTAAACTCAAAGGAATTAAAAATAGTCGAAAATCTTTGATTTTTATGAATATTTTTGTTGACCTTATATCATAACTGTGTTACACTATCTTATAACTTATAGAGAAAGATTTATATTATGAAAGACGATACACAATACCTACCGACAATCGACTCGTGCTACTATCCATATGGCAACTTCAATCTGGTGAAGACTATCATAGACTCGAAACAGTTTTTTCCAATTTGGATTACAGGCTTATCTGGTAATGGTAAAACTCATATGATCCAGCAAGCTTGTGCATTGTCTGGAATCTCTGAAGAGTATTTCGCCGACTCTGTGAAGGTTACGCAAAAACAAAAACTTGCTGAAGCCCATGAGGGTAAGGGTCGTGAATTTATTCGTATTAACTTTAATGTGGATACTGATGAAATTGATCTAATTGGTGGAATTACGCTTAAAGACGGTAATACAGTCTACGAAGATGGTCCAGTTGTCGAAGCCTTGCGCCGTGGCGCGGTATTGTTACTCGATGAGATCGACTGTTCACGCGCAGGCAGCGCCATTTCTTTACAATCTGTACTCGAAGGTAAGGGAGTCTTTATCAAGTCTAAAAAAGAGTGGGTACACCCTGCGCCGGGCTTTCAAGTCTTTGCAACTTCAAACACCAAAGGTAAAGGCTCTGAAGACGGTACTTTTATCGGAACGAATGTTATGAACGGGGCGTTTCTTGACCGATTTGCGGGGACAATCGAACAGGCTTATCCGACACCAGCCATTGAAGAGGCTATTCTCAAACGCTACTTTATTGAATATCTCTGGAAAGATGCCGCGCAGGATGATAAAGACTTTGACGATGCTTCTGCCTTTATTGAAAATCTTTGTCGCTGGGCTAAAGACTCGCGTGATAATTATGACAATGGTGCGGCTGATGAAGTCATTACGACTCGCGCTTTGATTAATATCATTAAAGGCTATTCAATCTTTAAAGATAAAAAGCGCGCAGTCTTACTGGCATGTTCACGCTTCGATGCCGCAACGCGCGATGCAATGATTGAACATTATCAATTATTGACAGATGACAAAGCGTTTTCAGACTATCCAGACGTATCCAATTCAGACGCAAAACTTACAATATAAGGAGCATACATGAAGTCTCTTAAAGACCAAATAGGCGGCGATCATTATAAACGTCTTAAAATTCAGCCTATTGTATTCTGCGAAGAAAACAACCTTACGCCATGCGAAGCCAATGTCGTAAAATATATTTGTCGCCATAGATTCAAAGGCGGTAAACAGGATATTGACAAAATTCGACAATATCTTGACATTATCGAAGACTTATACTATAATACCGACACCATTAACCATAAGAAAGATATATAAATGAAACTATCACAAAATACTATGAATATCCTTAAAAACTTTGTCAATATCAACACTGGTATTGTTCTACGCAAGACTTTGAACTCCGAAGACGGTTCTAAGATTATGACAATTGATTCTTCAGGCTCGGTTGTAGGTCGCGCCATTGTTGAAGACATTTTTGAAAACACCGCGCCTATCTATAACTTAAAGGCTTTTCTCAGTGTCTTAGACTCTATGAATAGTCCAGAGATTGATTTCCAGAGCGAGAAGGCTGTAATCAAGTCTGATACAGGCGCAGTGGCAACGGTTGTCTATGCTGATGAAAACTTTATTGATAGTCCGAAGAATGACGCGCAGATGGATAATTTCGATTATTCTTTTGATATGTACGCCGAAGACTTATGCAAGACTCTTTCAATGTCTGGTATTCTTGCCTTGCCGCATATTCGTTTCACGGGCAAAGACGGTAAAGTGACGCTTACAGCCCTTGAATTGAATAATCCTAATACCAACACATTTGATGTAACATTAGGTGACACCGATAAAGACTTTTCCGTTTGTGTTAAGAAGTCTTATGTTGATATGCTTCTTGATGGTAATTATACCGTAAATATCATGGATGGTAAACTTGCCCAGTTTGTCAATAAACAGGATACGAATATTTCATATTTCTGTGCTTTACAAGAAACTGCATAAGGATTAAACTCTATGACAAATGTTAAAAATTATCCTTGGGTTGAAAAATATCGTCCGGACTCTATTGATGGTTGTATTCTTCCCCCAAGGCTTAAAAAAGAGTTCAAATCTTTTGTTAAGAAAGGCGATTTTCCTAATCTACTATTAACGGGTAGTGCGGGAACAGGTAAAACAACACTCGCAAAGGCTTTGTGTAAAGAGTTAGACCATGATGTAATTCTAATCAATGCTTCGGATGAAAGAAATATTGATACCATTCGCGGCAAAATTAGAAACTTTGCGTCACATACGTCTCTTAGAGGGTCTAATAAGACTATTATCCTTGATGAGAGTGATGGTATGAATCCTACTTCAGCCCAACCAGCCTTACGCGCGGCTATTGAAGAGTTTTCAACGGTTCGATTTATTCTTACTGCAAACTATAAGAATAAGCTAATTGCACCTATTCATTCACGAACAACGAACATTACGTTCAATTTCTCAAAGACTGAGAAGAATGCCTTAGTCTTGGAATTTCTTAAAAGAGTCTTTGAGATTCTTGATATCGAAAAGGTTACGTATGATAAGAGAGTTGTTGCCGCTTGTGTGAAAAAGTATTTTCCAGACAATCGCCGTATTCTTAATGAATTGCAGCGATACTCAGTTGGTGGTGAGATTGACGTAGGGTTACTATCTGCTATGGATAAAGCCGATGTGTTGAACCTTGCGACATATTTCAAAGAGAGGGATTTTGGCAAAATTAAACAGTGGGTACAAGACAATTCCGACACAGACCCAGAGACTCTTCTTGATGAGATTTACACAGGCTTTTACGATCTTGTACTGCCTGAAGATGTCCCACAGCTTGTTATGGATATTCATGACGCGCAAAAAGATTCTCCGATAGTGGCAAATCAGGAAATTAACCTTTTGGCAATGTGTTCAAGAATTTTAGGAAACGTAGGATTTAAGTAATGGGTTACGATTTATTTAAAGAGATTATACCCTCACTGAATAGAAAGACTGGCAATCTATATGATGAAGACTCTTCAGATACCGCTGGATATCCAGCCTATATTTTGAATAAGTATTTTGCATATAATCCAGAGACTTTATTTTTCGCCGAATATTTAAATAGTGTTCCTAACCTATCGCCGAAAATGCACTATGATTTTCTATACTATGGGGTAGATAAGACTTCAAATAGATATGGCAAGTGGCCCAAAAAAGATGCTGAAAAGGAAGAGTATGTCGAGGCTGTTTGCCAGTATATGACATGCTCTTCCAAAAAAGCCCGAGAGTTTTTAAAATTCTTGACACCAGAAGACTTAAAAGATATAATGAAAGAAACAGGTAGATTATGAATAATGACGTATTTAAAGGCTTGGGGATTGAAATTAAACTCAAAGCTGAGGATGATTTCTTAAAAGTCAAAGAGACTTTGACAAGAATGGGTGTAGCTTCAAAGGAATTGAAGAACTTATCCCAGACTGCACATATTTTACATAAGGCTGGTAGATACTCTATTCTACACTTTAAAGAGATGTTCATTATGGATGGACAAGTATCTGAAGTCTCTATTGAGGATATTCAAAGACGGAATACCATTGTAAAATTATTGTGTAAATGGTCTTTGTTAGAAACGGTTGAGCCTTTGGAGTCTTTCTTAGCAGATCATGAGTTTATCACAATGTCATATCTTAAAGTTGTGCCATATGCTTTAAAGTCTCAGTGGACGCTAAAATCACATTACACCTTCAGCGGAGATAAATAATATGCCATACTCCAATGAAGAATGCGAGCAGATTGTTAATATTTGCGCCCAGTATGACCCACTATTAGTTCGCGCCCAGACAATTCAAAGTAATATCATTAATAGGCTTGCTGAAAATGATGGCGTAGCTGTTACATATGAGTCTTTGGTAGATATGCGAAAATGGCTTGATGACTATATGAAGCTTGGCGTAAGACTTAAAGCCTTTAACGATAAGGAAACTATGAATTGAAAGTTGTTAATATCTTATTTTTAGATATAGATGGTCCAATCTGTAATGAAAGATCATATT